AAACCTATTATAACCCGCTGATTGATATATAGTGAAGTCATTACCAATATAAACTTTATTGTTGTTATCCACATAAATTGCGTTTGAGTTGAATTGTGAAAAGTTGTTGAGAGTTAATTCTTGTTGATCAGTCCATACTTGATCTATAATTCCTGTTGATAAACTAATCCTTCTTGGCATTTCACCTCCTGCCCCCATTATATAAATCCAACCATTAGGTTCATCAATAAATAAACTTGATGGATTAACGCTAAAACCACCTGGCGATGATCCCCAAGTTGCCGTAGGGATCATATTACCTGAACTATCAACTTTAACAACTCTTTCGGTAAATGAACTTCCGTTAAAAGTGCCAGTTGTAGATGCCATTAAAAGATAGTAATTACCTAAACTATCCTGATCAAAATCGTTTATTTGTGTTGTAGATCCAGTCCCGAATAATGCCGTGGCAACGCCTGTAGTTGGATTAATTTCTACAATTCTATTTTTTGATCCTCCTGAATATGTAGTGAAATTACCTGCTACTACATAGTTTCCCGCAATATTTTCTATTACACGAACTACGGGTGCGTTAAAATTATTGGCAGAGTTCCAATAGGTATTATCTGGCGTCCAATTAGAATTAAATTTGATAATTCTTTGATAGGGATTACTCGCCCAAGTGGTAAATATACCCCAAACTATTACTTGATTATTTGATAGACGCAATATTCCATTCGCGCTTTGATTAAAAGTGGTGCCAGTAATGAAAAGGTTTGGGACACCAGTATTTTTATTTACCCTTACAATATAATCGCTTGCGGCATTCTCATTGTAATTTATGAAAGTTCCTACCATTACCAAATCATCTACACCATCTTCTATGAGGTTATGAATTATTCCAGTAGGATTACTCAAACTTTTCAGTCCAACAAAATTAGTATCCATAACACCATTACTATCGGTTTTTACAACACCACGCGCTATAAGACCATCATAGGTGTTAAATGTTCCTGTAAAATAAAAATCCGTTCCAATTTTATTTATCGAATAAACATTATCGTCAAAACCTCCCCCCAATTGCCATAGTTGAGGATTAGTCGCTGATGGTGTAGGTGTCGGTGATGGTGTCTCTGTTGGAGTTGGTGTCGTTGTTGATGTAATCGTTGGCGTTGGAGTAGGTGTTTCGGTCGAGGTAGGTGTGGGCGTAGGTGTTGATGTTGGTACGGGTGTTGGTGTGGGGGTTTCGTAGTAATCACAAGCATTTATATCTTCAAACACGACGATACTGGCTTGTATTGCAATCCCTGCGGTATGGTCGTTGAATCTCTCTTGGAATGGTATAGATTGAACCGGTAAGGTGATATCCATAAAGTTATACAAGTCAGGGTTTGCGTTCATCCCCCTTTTGATGTAGGATAAGAACCTTCTTGACTGCAAACTCATATCACTAACCACATCTTTTTCGTTGTCTAAATTGGTATTGAGGATATCGGCAAATAAAATACTAAACTGATAGGTGGTGGTATTCTCATCATAGGTAACTGACTGAGGCACCATAAACATAAAAGGATACATCGTTGTTGTACCGCTGGTTGTCTTACCAAAATCCACCAGGTTACCATAACCAAAGGATTTTAGTATGGGGGATTGTATCTGAAAATCTTCACATAAATCTAAGATTTTGTGGTATGTTACATAATGCTCCATCTATATTTTTTCTTTATATAAATACAGATTGTTGTCTTATATCTGTAATAAGTTTAGGACACATATTTGGTCTGTTGTTTTTTCATCTCGTTGATTTCCTTTGTTCTTTTGTCCTTCAAAATAGAAGCTGTATTCAACACCAAATAAACACCCATCTTATCTATCTGTTTTATTTTGGTAATATCCTCATTTGCGAGTTGGAGAGTGAGGGTAAAATAGAAACGAGCGGTAGTCTCCTTCTTACCCATCCTGGCAATGTCTTCCACCCCCTTGTCATCGTCTTCTGATACCTGTTCATCCAATTCAAAGAATTTCCTAAATCGGTGATGTATAACTGTGCGATTAGAAAAAAAAAACTGCTTGCTCCAAACCAATAAGAAACAGGGAGTTCCTTGAATGCCTCAACCCTTGACATAATCTCGTCTTCGTCATAGGGGGTGATGGTATATTTAAGTCCTTTTTTTGTGAGGATAGGACGATATAAGATGGACATTATGTGATGAATGTTTTCCTCTATGTTCTCTGCAGATAAAACCTCAAGGTCTTGCCACCCTCCCCACGATAACTTGTTCCAATCTTTTTCAATACCATATTCTACCCCATCGTGGATAAAGGTCTCAACCAATGTATCCTTGTCAATCTTGGTGATCTCATTTGTCAGGTAGTGTAGAATAAAATCTACTTGGTTCTTTGGATACTTTTTAAGTTTTTTCTTTTCTATACCCAAATACAAGGACAACAACTCCAATGTATCTTTATGATATTTTTTTTGTTCTCTATGGTAAAGTTGGTATTGTCCAATACTCATTTGCGTATTGACCTTTATAACTTCTTCTCCTAATAATACCTCTATCATATAATTGTAAATTTTCTTTTTTGGCTTCCTATGGTGCTCTCCAATACATATCTAATTGCGTCGATTGTATGATTGTAATCATCATTGGGGACATCAAGTAGGTTTCCGTCTTTATCTGTTTTCCATTTATAGGAACCAAACTCAAATAGAATGTTTTTCGATGTCTGTTCTATAAACATAATATGTCTTCTCATAAGGTCTATACCGTGTAGTATAGATTTTTTATTTACCGGCTTGGCATTGTACTTTGCCCTTTTGAGTTCCTCAATATTTTGTGGTGATGCGGAATCAACCCATATCTCATCGGTCTTTTCTATATCCAACATATCCAACCTGTGGATTATATCTGGCATCGTTAGGTTTCTTACATAAAGTAATTCCTTCAAATACAAGATGTCATTATCTTGATATACCTCAACAAGAGTTGTCGGATCATTGTAACCCATATCCATACCCCTACCCAATAACTTTGCGGTAAGGGGTATTTTCTCGATCGTGTTGAACTTATTGAATACAAGGGTGGTTGCTATACCCTTCTCTCCCAATGTGTAGATACGATAAAGGTTTTCGTCTTTGTCCTTTAGTGATTCCAATTCTTTTACAATGTTCTTATCCACAAATGGATTGTCCCTATAGGTGGATTTGAAATAATAACAATCATCCCTTTTTTCCAAGTTATAAACCCAACACGATAACTCAGAGGGGTTCAGGTCTAATACCACTTTACCATCAGTACGGAAAATTAATTGATTCCAATCTTCCATTGAGAGCTCGTTTGATTCATTACAGAAAAGGTAGTTTCTTTTTGATCCCCGTAGTTTCTGTGGTTCATCAACACTAAACCAGTTTATGATGTTTGACCCGAGTTCATAATACCCTTCTTGTTTGTGATATTTTCTTGGATCATATAATCCCATCATCTCCAATACTTCCACCAAGTCCTTTAGTACCGAGTTCTTTAGTGCTGGTAGTGTTTTCCTGACGATAGAGAGCGTTTTACCTTCTTCCTGTAGTAGTTTCACTATCCACCAAATTAAGATGTTGTAGGTCTTCCCTGACCTTGATCCACCTTGAGCCACAACAATCCTTTTTTCTTGGTTGTCTGATTCCATAAGGTGCTCATAAACAATCGTTGTTTTGATGTTCATAACCTCTCCAACATTTTATCAAACCATAAGTCCAAATCGTAGTATCTACTATTTGTTCCTTTATCACTAAAGAACTGACCTTTTATTTTATTTACAATAGGGTTATTGTCTGTTCCCACAAACTCCTCTCTGTGACCCCCCAAATATGAACCATTATCAACTATGGTCTTGTTATACTGAACAACATTACCATCGTTCAACATATCATCACAGACAAGTAGGTTAGGTGTGAAACGACCTAACCCTTTTGTATTATCGTGATATGTTCCTAAAAGTTTATTTGTTGGTAATGTCTTTCTACCATCACCTAACGCATAAATAGCGGTTCCCATATTATCACTATCAATCTTAAAATCTCTACCCAAAGATTCAGTTGTAGGTATTCTACAATCTGAAATCCAACAAACCCCTTTACTATACTTTATATGATTTTCCATTTACAACATTACTTATTTTTCCTTGTGATATACCAAACATTTCACCAAGTTTATTTTGTGAATAACCT